AGCAATCTACATTAACGGAGACCGCGTTCAAGATTTAGATTACCAATTAAGTAATGATGATAAAATTGATGATCAATTAACCGTTATTCGCCGCGGTAAGAAAAAATACGCTGTTCTAAAATTTAACTAACCTTAAACGTCTTTAAATCACCTTAACTACTGATATAACAACGTTTCTAGGGATTTCCTATAACTTTAACTATCCTTAGATATTCCTTCAAAGTCCACAAAAAAGTCCACAAATTTTGGCACTAAAAAAGGCTATCAACTCAGCGTTTAATAGCCTAAAACAGTAGTAAAAGGTGAACAAATTTTAATGAGTTCAGCAGGCAAGAACTAGCGTAGTTATCAGCTACGCTTTTTAGTTTATCTCATTGATATATTATAACATGGTTAGTATTGAAGAATGGAATTATCCTTTCCACCAGCTTTTAAACCAATTTTTGGGATTACAATAATACTTAAAGCCCGACCAAACTTTTTTATACGTTCTTTAGCACGTTGTGTCCATGTTTGTTGTTTAGTCAAAATAGATTCTTCTTGACTTGATGTACTGCTGTGCTCACTGTTGCCATTGATATAACCTGAATCTTTAACTGATGATGTGTCTGGTGTTCTTTGTTCATCAACTAATTTTTTTTTGTGACTCTATTTGGGTTAACATATACTAGAGATCCAGCATAAAAATTTCCGTCTCCTCTAAATTCAAATGTTAGTCTTTCATCTTTTGTTAAAGGTTCTTTTTCACGCTCTTCTGGGTTAGGACACTTGTCACTATTTAATAAATCTTTGTCCTTTAACTTCTTTTCTTCTTTTTGTTCTTCAGTTAAATTTTTTTGAAGTGGAATCTGATAATTCCAACCATCATAATTCATTCTATATCCATCTTTATAACGAGCTTGTGTGATATTTTTTTTAAGTCCTGTATGTTTATCGGTTTCTGTATCGATAACAACATTTTCACAAAGATATGGAACCTCTACTAATATTCCTTTGTCGTTACCTTCAAGATCAGAATTTGGTTGTCTATAAAGACGAACTGCCCAACCTTTAGGCATATGAACAGTAATTTTCTCTGCTCCCGAATAAAAATTTTCAACAAAAATTTTATTACCGTTTTCGTCTTTTATTTCTTGTTGTTTTCCTTCAAGTTCATACTTTATTTCCTCCTGGCTTTCGGTAGTCTCTGCTTCCTCTGCCTTCACATTCGTGGCTACACCTACCACAAGCAACGCCGCAGCTAACATTAATTTCTTTTTCACTTTATTCTCCTTTTAAGTGTTTTTTATAATGATTAGCTACATGATAACAATTAGATGCCTAAAAATTCCATTCTATTTTTTGTGGTTTTATAAATTTCTGACCTATTTAATCAGCTTTCCAAACGTTAAAAACACCTTTACGTTAAATTGTTTATGTCGAGACATATTCCCTAACCATATTAGAGATATATTGATTTTTAGTTATTGTTAAAGGCGAATACTATTTTTTAGCGCCCCGTCCCTGTAAAATTCCACAAACTCAAGCAAAGCTCGTTTCTTAGTCTCATAATACCAGCTTTGACTTCTGTTAAGTTCTTCCATAATGTCCTGTTGAGTTTTTTCCTCACCGATCAAGTAACACTCAATCAGTATCTTTCTATATTCTATCTTAGACAGTTGATTAATGGCATACCTAATAGCGTCTAGTTCCTCTAGGGCGCATTCTCGGCTTATTTCAAGGTGTTTTCTGCGCGTGGGATGGTACTCTATATCAAACTGGTAAAGCTCGGTATAAGTTAAATCAAGGCTATTAGCGATACGTTGCCATCTATGGAATTCTTTCAGCTTACGAATAGCGTTCTTCTTGCTCATCTAACACCTCTAAAGCTTCTCTATGTAGTTTGAACACAGTGTTTCTTGAGTAACCTAGTTTATCGGGTATCTCATCCCATGATAAGCCATCCACATATCTGGCTTTAATAACAGCTATCTGTTTTTCATCTTGCAATGCGGCAATCATGGCCAGCCTCTTGTCACGTTCTTTAGCTAAATATAAGAGTTGTTTAGCTGTACCTTTTTCGATATTTTTTATCTCTTCAGGATTACGAAAAGCATTCATCAGCTTGATGTCCTTGTCTCGTTGTTCCTCAAATAAGGTCATTAAAGCAAAAAGTGGTTTCAATTCTTTAAGTTGTTCTTTGGCGTTCATGAAAGCCCCCAGTGTGGTATAATTTATTTAAGCTTAAATTTAACCAAGGAGGCGTTCGCATGGACGTCTTTTTGTTTTGTTCGTTTTGTAAACTAGATATTTTTTGTAGTACTTCGCTTTTCGCTTCTAAAATCGTTTCTAAGCGCTTTTCAGAGTTTATAATATAAATCATCAACTTAGCAGACAGAAGCGCTAAAACAATGTTTTATTTTAGTCTTAGATGGTTACTCTTTGTGGCAGGGTTATGGGCTAAAATGAGATGTCAAATCCTTTCCTATCAAGCTTTTTAATCTTCGTCAAAAATTTCAAAAAGGGAATTTTTTGCACGGAAAAGGGCGCGTTCTTAAGTTTCCGAACAATATAGCCCCGTTTAAAAATGAAGGGGGTAGTTTCCGAATATTATAGCCAGTACCTGTCACCCTTATCCATATAGTAATGAAATCTTCTCCAGTGATAAAGGTATTTGGTTAATCTCATGTACTTTGGACGTTTAGGAAAGTCATCACGACTATAATATCCATGAATGTGTCTTGCTTCTGGATTTACTTTCAAACACTCTTTAAAGGCTAATTGCCAGTAGTAGCAACAGTCTGTCTTGCTTCGATTGAGCGTGGCTTGATGAACCTTCTGACAAGAACCACAAGCAAAGGCATGAGAAGCCTTAAATAATTTCCGACAACGTCTCTCACAGTCAGGACACACGAAAAAGTAACGTTTACCACCATAAGTTCCTGGAATCGTTTCAAGCAATAGGCCTTGACCATTGTAGTGAATCACTAGCCCATCTAGGTCTATGCGGATAGCTTGGTCACCTATTGATCCTGTAACTCTTGTCTTCCCCTGTGTCTTCATTGGTTTAATAATATTTTCAATAGATAGTTCTAACATTCTTTCTCCTTAAAACTCAAACAACCCAAAACTATTGATAAAACGACAAAAAGAGGGAAAACCCTCTGAATGTCTATTTAACGAGTAACTGACCTTCAACAACCATATCATACAAATGGTTAAAGGCTTGACTGATAGACTCAAGGATGGCCCCTAAGTCTTCTGGCGTCATCTCTTTATAATTCATAGAGAGGTGTTCAGCCAGTTGGTTGTGATCGGAGATGAAGGCTATAAGTGTGTCTCGATTATTAACTTTCCCTTGAGTACTTTTAGATAAAGAAACCACGCGCTGATGATCAAGTTCTTCATCCGTCATATCCTCAGGTTGGTTGTAATAGTCCTTGAAACTGTCACAGATACGCTTGAAGACCTTGCTTAACTTTCTGTCTTCAACATATTTTAAGACTAACTGATTAGCATGACCACCTTGGTCATCATTGTGATAAGTTGCGTCAATCACTGGTTGCTCATAGGTCCCAGTCATATAGCCTAAAATAGCATGACAAGCCACTTGTGCGGTGTCAAAGTCTTTAAACGTATAGTGGAATGTGAATGTCTTTGGTGTGTCTGAAAATGTTCTCATATTATTTCTCCTTTGTGATTGCTATAATGTCTGATAAATTGATAATGGCAGAAGGAGATGCTACCCAGTTTGGTTGTTGGCCAGATAAAAGATATTTGATCAACTCATCATAGAGGGTGCGGTCTCCTTGTATGGTGATGGTGTTGCCACCTCGTGTGTGTAATTTTAGTTTCATATCAGTTACCTGTACAAGACCAATAAAGAAGTTGTGGTACTCATGTCTTCATAGTTGCCATAAGTGGCTTCTGAAAACTTGATGTCTATCACAGATACCGATAGGGTAAAGAGATTGACCCGATATTCAAAATCATCTAGTGATTCATTGTGTTTTTGATAAAATAGTTTGATTTTCATTATATAACCTCCGAATTTTATACGTTTTATACGTTTGGTTTTTCAAACGTATAAAATTTAAAGTCAGCCGTATCAAGGGTTTAAGTCTCTTTTTATACGTTTTATACATTTTATACGTTAAATTTAAAAAGTGTATATAAGGATTTTATAAGGGCTATTTATTAATACTCTATACGGGAAATTTTTAAAATAACGTGTTAAACGTGATAAACGTATAAACCCCTTGATATGACTGGGCTATTTCTTTATACGTTTAATTTTTTAAATGCTAAAACGTATAAAATGACTAAGTTTTCTTTTGTTTTTTGTGCGTCGGCCAATGATTGTAATATCCACGTTCATTCTTTGGCTTTTTCCTTTTTTCGGGTGATGCTCTACCGTTAGCGTAAGATGCGCTAGCAAACAGAGGTAGATCTTCTTTAGGATAAAAACCTGTATGGAGCTGTCGGCCTACTGGTATGACCTTCTGGCCTGCTTCAAACCCTTCAGGAAGATTGCTTTTGATTTCTTTATGTAACCCTCTTTCTGATTTTATTTGTTTGATGTCATAGTATTCTAAAAAGCCTTTCCAAACATGATAGACAAAGCTATTAGGAATAAATTCGCTGGTGAGCTCATCCGTGAAGAACTTAGAAACGAAGTCAATAACTGGGTTCATCTCTTTATGGTGTTCTTCCAGTATCTCAATAGATGCTTTTGGATTAATGTCAGTGATTGGTGTTTCAATCGCTAGCTTAAGTAAGTACTCAAGAACTTCTTTGCGATTAATATAATCATTTCTGATAGCTTTGTTGGGCTTTCCTTTAAATACTTTGGTAAAAGGTAAAATCCTAAAGCGTCTATCAATGGCGGACTTATCACCGTTCATCCGTGGTAAACCGTTGGAAGATTGTACCACAGTCATGTTTAAACGGATACTATATGGGCGTTTCCCCTTGTCCTCAATCGTCATAATGTCACCGGTGGCTAAACTAAATATATCAGACGTATCTTTGATAACCGCGTCTTTTTGAATATCATCACCAATTACAATGGATTTCCCTAGAAGTATCGAAGTAGTAAAGCGACTTTTTGCTAGCTCTGTTATTTTAAGGCTTGCCACGTTATCCATACCCACTAAATTAATGAGTAATTGCTGAAAAGTCCCTTTTCCTGTCCCACCTTCACCGAATAACCAGAAGATTTTCTGTAAGGATTGACCTGTGATGCTAGCTTTAATAATCTGAATAGCAAGGTTATAAAGTTCGGCGTCACCGTCAAACAATTCTAAGAGCCAAGCAGTAGGTTTCCAGCCCTTTATTGTGGGTTCTTTAGCTTTCTTATTGTAACCCGTCTTAATTTTACGAGTGACGGTTATATCTGGAGTTAATTCTTCAAATTGACCAGTTTTATAATTGTAGAGCTGATTTCCGATAACTGTATATTGTCTTTGAATCTCCTTCAGTTGACTTTGCCTAGCAATTTTGTAAAGTGTGTCAAAAGCTTGTTTTTCAGTCGCGTTTGGGAAAATAACTGAAATGAGATCTTGTAAAAACTCATTATCTTCTAGCCAAACCCCGTGATCAGGATGAAAAAAGTAAAGTGGGGCTTTTTGTCCTTGAGCTTCAGGTTTAACTCGAATAAAGCGGAGATAGTGTTTGAGCATAATAGCCACGCCCAAAGGTGTTTTAGGTAAAGCTTTTTCACTGGCTTCTTGTCCTTTTTCTTTAGCTAATTCTTCATGTTGTACCTCGGTCAATCTACCCGCTTTTACGTTCTCAAGGTGTTTGCTATCAGCCATAACGCCATCATAGGCAATCTTGAAAGCTTCATCTTTCATCTCTTGACATTCCTTGATAAGCTGACCTCTAACACCTTTGAAAGTGCTGAAATATTTATCTTCATTCTCACGCGCTTCAGTGATTTCATTTTCTAAGTTTTTCAAATCTTCTTGCTCTATGGTTCTACCCTCTCTTTCTGTATTCTGCTTTAGCAATGCTGGTAAACGTCCTATCTATCTCATCAATGGGTAGTGGCTTAGTTGTCACGCTGTTAGCTATTTGTACCAGCTCATAAGCCGTCTCTAAATCACAATCCACCCATTTATTAAATAGCAAGCCAACAAATTTAGTTAAAGCCACGTTGCGCCCGCCTTCGTTTCCAAAACCATTAAACAAGGTATCTATGACCCTCATGGTAATAGAACGCTGACTTCTAGGGCGTGGCGTGTAAGTAGTAACAACTTGTCTGTTTGGCGTGCTACCATTTTTAGGAACAGGATAATCAAGACCATGGTTCACATAGCGCTGATAGTCCTCTGGGTCGCCTGTTGTAACGGGTAAGCCTTGTAATTGCGACCAGGTAAGACTAGCTAAATCAAAAGGCAGTCCAATCTTATCGGCTATCTCCTTGACCACTTGTTTATAAGTTGCTTCAGTCATCACGTCACTAGGCTTCATGACAAGGCGATAACGGGGCTTCTCGGGGGGTGTGTTTAATCGTTGGATAAATAATATAACTATACTCCCAAAGCGTCTGAGAAACGATTTTAGGTAGGTTGACGCCTGTTTCTATCTCGTCATAGTCAAGAAAAATCAAATCGCGATAAACTAAACTAGCATTATTGCGCTTATAGCTACCGTTTTTCTCTGCTGTGACCTTGCCACTTAGGCAGTAGGGGGCTTGTGTTCGCTTGTATTCTTCAATATCAATATCCTCAGGCGGTTTCAAAGGTCTAAACTGAGCAATATAGTCAAATGGTTCTAAAGGTCCTTTGTAGGGGTACAAATAAGAGCTAAAGCCTCTTGCTTCATAAATAGCCATCTACACATTTACCCCCAAAAAGATAAGAATATCACTGACCTTGTAATAATGTTTCCTGGTGTCTTCTAGTGGTGGTTGGTATCGTCTTAACCCAGCATTTTCCCACCGTTTTAGGGTTTTACCTTTGATATTTAATTCCTCTTTGACTTGTTCGGCCGTGATCAACCCTAAAACTCTTGGTTTAGGTTTCTGGTAGGCTTCCAAAAAGCGATTAAAAGCGGTCAGGTTTTGTTCTAAGAGTTTGGCTTCATGATCTTGACTAAATACGACGTCGT